ACGGCATACGAGATTACAAGGTGACTGGAGTTCAGACGTGTGCTCTTCCGATCTATCTCGCCGGAGCAGGCGCAGTTCCTGGAAACAAGGAAGTTCCAGATCAATGAGATCGCAAGGATCTTCCGGGTGCCGCCCCACATGGTCGGTGACTTGGAGAAATCCAGCTTCTCCAACATTGAGCAGCAGTCCCTGGAGTTTGTGAAATACACCCTGGAACCCTGGCTGGTGCGCTGGGAGCAGTCCATCCAAAGGACCCTGTTTTCTGCGGATGAGAAAAAGCGGTATTTTGTCTGCTTCAACGTGGAAGGGCTCCTGCGGGGCGATTATGCAAGCCGCATGAACGGCTACGCTGTGGGCAGGCAGAACGGCTGGATGAGCGCCAACGATATTCGGGAGTTGGAAAACCTGGACCGCATCCCGGCGGAGGAAGGCGGCGATTTGTACCTGATCAATGGAAATATGACAAAGCTGAAGGACGCAGGAATCTTTGCGGCGTCCGGGGCTGGAAAGGAGGAAGGAACCGATGAAGAAGTTCTGGAAGTGGAAGAACAGAACGGTGACGGACCAGGAGAATCAGACGAAAACAGTGGAGAGAACGCTGTTCTTAAACGGCACCATCGCCGAGGAGAGCTGGTTTGATGATGATATCACGCCGGCTCTTTTTAAAGAGGAACTGATGGCAGGATCCGGCAATATCACCGTCTGGATCAATTCACCCGGTGGGGACTGCGTGGCGGCAGCCCAGATCTATAACATGCTGATGGATTATCCCCATGACGTGACGGTCAAGATTGACGGCATTGCGGCAAGCGCTGCTTCTGTCATTGCGATGGCAGGCACAAAGGTGTTGATCTCCCCGGTGGGGATGATGATGGTGCATAACCCGGCTACGGTTGCATGGGGAGATTCCGCTGAGATGCAGAAGGCCATTGAGATGTTATCCAGTGTAAAAGACTCCATCATCAATGCCTATGAGATCAAGACGGGGTTGTCCCGTGCAAAGCTCTCCCATCTCATGGATGCGGAAACCTGGATGGATGCCCATAAGGCGGTGGAGCTTGGCTTTGCCGATGGGATCCTGGGAAGGACAGAACTGCCAGAGGACATGGATCCGCCAGCAGTCACCATACTTTATTCCAAAGCCGCCGTGGTCAACTCCCTCATGGATAAGATCGCGGCGAAATGCAAAACGAAACCGAAAACCGAACTGGAAGGCCGCAGCGTAGACAGCCTCTACGAGCGGCTTGATTTATTGAGATTTTAAGGAGGACATGGCTATGACGATTTTAGAACTGAGAGAAAAAAGGGCAAAGGCGTGGGAAGCGGCGAAGGCATTCCTGGATTCCCACAGGACCGATAAGGGTGTGCTGTCCGCTGAGGATGACGCCGCCTATTCCCGTATGGAGCAGGAAATCACCGACCTTGGGAAGGAAATCTCCCGTATGGAGCGCCTTGAAGCGCTGGACGCACAGATGAAGAAGCCTGTGAACCAGCCCCTGACCGGGAAGCCTATGAGCGGCAGGAACATTGAGAGGATCGGCCGTGCTTCCGATGAGTACCGTACCAGCTTCTGGGATATGATGCGCTCCAAAGCTCCCCTCCCCTCGGTAGTCAATGCCCTGCAGGAAGGGACGGATTCCGAGGGCGGGTATCTGGTGCCGGATGAATATGAGCGCACCCTGGTGGAAGCCCTGGAAGAGGAAAACATGTTCCGTCAGCTGGCAAAGGTGATCCGTACTTCCAGCGGTGACCGGAAGATCCCGGTGGTGGCAACAAAAGGAACGGCGTCCTGGATCGATGAGGAAGGGGCTTATACGGAAAGCGATGATTCCTTCGGCCAGGTATCCATCGGGGCTTACAAAGTAGGCACCATGATCAAGGTGTCCGAGGAGCTTCTCAATGACAGCGTCTTCGACCTGGAATCCTACATTGCGAAGGAGTTTGCAAGAAGGATCGGGGCGAAGGAGGAAGAGGCGTTCTTTACCGGGGACGGTTCCGGGAAGCCCCTAGGCATCCTTGCGGCCACCGGCGGCGCGGAGACCGGGGTGACGGCGGCTTCCTCTACTGCCGTAACGGCGGATGAGCTGATGGACCTGTTCTACTCCCTGAAATCCCCTTACCGCAAGAAAGCGGTATGGGTGCTGAACGATTCCACCATCAAGGCGGTGCGCAAGCTGAAGGATTCCACCGGGCAGTACCTGTGGCAGCCATCCCTTGTGGCCGGTACGCCGGATACCCTGCTTGGCAGGCCGATGAAGACGTCCGCCTATATGCCGGTGATCGCGGCAGGGGCTAAGACCATTGCCTTCGGTGATTTCAGCTACTACTGGATCGCGGACCGCCAGGGACGTTCCTTCAAGCGGCTGAACGAACTGTACGCTGCCAACGGGCAGGTGGGCTTCCTTGGCTTCCAGAGGGTGGACGGGAAGCTTGTGCTCTCCGAGGCGGTGAAGGTGCTGGCACAGAAGGCCAGTGCCTAAGTGACCCTCTGAGTATAAATGACGGCGGCATCTCTGGTTATTGGGATGCCGCTTCCTGGGAAGGAGATCATGCAGATGGTGACGCTGGAAGAAATGAAGAATTATCTCCGGGTAGATTATGGGGATGACGATGCCCTGATTGAAGGGATGATCAGTGCTGCTGTAAAGCAGTGCATGGATATCCTCCGCACGGACAGTGAGGATGACCTTGCCGCAGCGCCGAACGGGAAGATTGCCGTGATGTTCACGGCGGCATATCTTTACGAACACCGGGAGGAAGCCGACCACCATGCTTTAAACCTGACGCTTAGGGCACTGCTTTTCGGGAGCCGGAAGGAGGGATTCTGATGGATATCGCTCTTTTGAATCAGAAGATCACCATACAGAAAAACACAGTTGTGGTGGATGACATTGGGAACCATATCAGCAAATGGGATGATTTCTATTCCTGTTATGCCACTATCAGCGGGGAATCTCCAAATGAGAGCACCTCAGCCGGTATGGTGGTGGATAACACCAAGGCCGACTTTACTGTCCGGTGGTGCAAAGCTGTGTTGGAGGTTACTCCTGACGAATACCGAGTCGTGTATAAGGGTGGGATATACAACATCCTTGGCATTGACCACCAAAATTTCAAGAAGAAATCGGTAAAGCTCAAATGCCAGAAAGTGAGGCGGTAAGCATGGAGAAGAATGTTTCAGTCAATGCCCTTGCGGATGCCATCATGGATACCCTTGGGGAATATGCGGATCTCGCCGCTGAAGATGTGAAGCAGGCAGTCAAAAATGCCGGGGATGCAGTAAGGGATGATATCCGCTCCCATGCGCCGAAGGACACCGGGGATTATGCCAAAAGCTGGGCGGTAAAGAAGATGAAGGAAACATCAGACAGCCTGACGGTGGTGGTACATTCCAGGAACCGCTACCAGCTGGCGCACCTCCTGGAGTTCGGACATGCCAAGCGCAGCGGTGGGCGGGTGGCGGCACAACCGCACATCGCCTCCGCAGAGCAGAAAGGTATCGAAAAGTTGGAGGAAGAAATTCGAAAAGCACTGGAGGGATGAGATGGAAAAATTATTATCCATTTTGGACAGCATAGGCATCCCCTATGCCTATGACCACTTTGCGGAAGGGGAATCCCCGGAGCCGCCGTTCCTCTGCTATCTGCTTCCTGAAAGTGATAACTTTTCCGCAGACGGGAAAGTGTACCATAAAATCAGCGAGGTGCGTCTGGAGCTATATACGGACTATAAAGACCTTGCTTCGGAGCAGAAGGTGGAGGATACGCTTGATGCGGCGGGGCTTTTTTATAACAAGACGGAAACCTGGATCGACAGCGAAAAGTTGTACGAGGTCCTGTACTCTTTTGATATGGAGGGAATGTAAATGCCAAATAAGAAGAATAAAGTAAAATTTAACATCTGCAACGTGCATTACGCATTGATTACGGTGGATGAAGACGGGGAGGTCACATTCGGGACGCCGGTGGCTATGCCGGGCGCAGTGTCCCTTTCCCTGGAGCCCAACGGCGAGCCGTCCAATTTTTACGCGGATGGGTATGCCTATTATACCATTTCCAACAATATGGGCTATGAGGGGGATCTGGAACTTGCCATGGTGCCGGAGAGCTTCCGGACGGATGTGCTGAAGGAGTCTTTGGATACCAACCAGGTGCTGGTGGAGAATGCCAACGTGGAGACCGCAAACTTTGCGCTGCTCTTCGAGTTTGACGGGGATATAAAGAAGATCCGCCATGTGCTGTATAACTGTTCCGCCGCAAGGCCGAATATCGAATCCACTACCAATGAGGAGGAGATCGAGGTACAGACGGAGACGCTTGCCATCACAGCCGCACCATTGGCAAACGGCTATGTAAAGGCAAGGACGGGCGATTCTACCACGGATACAGTTTACACCGGTTGGTATTCTTCCGTATATATGCCGGAGACCGCCGAACCTGTTGATCCGGAAACACAGCAGGCGGCACCGGCAAAGGCGGCGCTGTCAGTTCCTACCGGGACAGCAGGGAAGACGGAAGCCGTTTTTAGCTCTAAAACAAAGGCATAGGAGGGAAAACCATGAGCATGAAGCAAACGATCACGATCGACGGACAGGAGGTCGCTTTCAAGGCCTCCGCAGCTATTCCAAGGATTTACCGGATGAAATTCCACAGGGATATCTTCAAAGACCTGCGGGACCTGGAAAAGAGCATCGACAAGAATGACCCTGAGAATTCCAGCCTCGACCTGTTTTCCCTGGAGATGTTTGAGAATATCGCCTATGTGATGGCGAAGCACGCAGACCCTTCCATCCCGGATACGCCGGAAGAATGGCTGGACGGATTTAACACCTTCTCCATCTACCAGGTGCTGCCGCAGATCATCGAGCTTTGGGGGCTGAACACAAGGACAGAGGTACAGGCTAAAAAAAACTTCGCGCAACTGACCGGGAAATGACGACTCCGTTGTTTTTGCTGCGGTGTGTGCAGCTGGGGCTTTCCATCTGTGACCTTGATTTATTGAGCATCGGGCTGATCAACGACATGTACGTGGAGAGCCGGAACGATGAGCATAAATATGCGGTGGTGGCCACACAAAAAGATTTTGATTTATTTTAACCTGCCTGGAGCAATCCGGGCTTTTTCTATGCCCATTTTCAGGAGGTGGTGACACATGGCAAACCGGATCAAGGGGATTACGGTGGAGATCGGCGGCGATACCAGCGGCCTGGAAAAGTCGCTGTCTGACGTCAACAATTCGATAAAGAAGACCCAGAGCCAGCTGCGGGATGTGAACAATCTCCTGAAGCTGGACCCGTCCAACACGGTGCTTTTAGCACAGAAGCAGGAACTGCTGCAGGCTGCCATCGGGGATACTGAGAGAAAACTGCAGGCTTTGGAGCAGGCGCAGGAGGAAGTGACGAAAGCCTTTGAGCATGGTGACCTTGGAAAAGACCAGTACATGGCCTTCCAACGCGAGGTGGAAGAAACCAGGGGGACGCTGAACCGCTATAAGGCTGATCTGTCCGGGCTTCAATCAGAGCAGGAACGGCTATCCACGAATACGGAGCGCCTTAGCAAGCTGTTTGCCGCCACAGAATCCAACGTGGATGATTATGCCGATGTGCTGGGAAGCCGATTGGTAAATGCCATCAGAAACGGCACGGCATCCTCAGACCAACTGAAAACAGCTGTGGAGAAGATCGGGAAAGCGGTCACAGGCGGAAAGGCGGACATTAAGCAGTTGACGGACGCCCTGGACACAGTGGATGACGGGCAGGCGGTCCGGAACTTGATCGAAGACCTGAACAACGTGGGCGATGCGGCGCAGGATGCCGCAGGCGATATCGGGGAGATTGCGGAGGCCACAAAGGGCGTAGCCCTCATGGAAGCCGCTGACCAGCTGTCTGTAGTTGGGGATAAGATCCAGGATATCGGGGACAAGGCGGTGTCCGCTTATGCGGAGACAGAAAATGCAGTCACAAAGGTGAACGCTTACTTCGGGGAAACGGGTGCCGCAGCGGAAGCCAGTGCCGCAGTTGTCAAAGAAGTCTATGGATCCGGTGTTGGACAGAGCATGGATTCTGTAGCGGAAGCGGTCATCATGGTAAAGAAGAACCTTGGGGAGCTTTCCGATACCGACCTTACCCACCTGACACAGCAGGCGCTGACGCTGGATGAACTGTACGGAATTGACATGAATGAGACCCTGCGCGGCATCAATGCCCTAATGAAGCAGTATGGCATGACGGCGCAGGAGGCGATGGATTACATCGTCACGGGTACGCAGAATGGCCTGGACAAGACCAACGAGCTGGGCGATAACCTGTCCGAGTATTCCGGCAAGTTCGCCCAGGCCGGCTACTCCGCATCCGAGTATTTCCAGCTCCTGCAGAACGGCCTGCAGGGCGGCGCTTATAACCTCGATAAAGTCAATGATGCGATCAATGAAGTGACCACGCGATTAGCCGATGGGACCATTGGGGATTCCATTGATCTGTATTCCCAGAAGACCCAGTCCCTGTTCCTGGCATGGCAGAATGGGGAAGCCACCCAGAAGCAGGTCATTGATTCCATTGTGGCGGATATCGCAAACTGTACCAATGAGCAGCAGGCCCTGAACATGGCGGCGGAAGCCTTCGGTACGATGGCTGAGGACGGGAACCTCAGGTTCATCACTTCTCTGACTTCGGTAGGCGAAACCTACGACAGTGTGGCAGGTTCGGCGCAGAACCTGTTTAACCAGACAGGCACTCCCATGCAGGAGATGGAGGCCAATACCAGGAAGCTCCAGCAGGCCCTGATCCCTCTGGGCGAGAAGATCGTGGAGCTTGCCAATGTGGTGCTGCCGCCCCTGGTGGCGGTCATTGAGACTGTGAGCGGGATCTTTGGCATGCTGCCGGAGCCGGTGCAGAACTTCGTGGTGATCCTCGGGGCGCTGCTTGTGGCTTTTACCGCTCTGGTGCCGATTATCGCGGCCCTCGCAGTATCCTTTGGAGCATTGAATATTTCCCTGCTTCCGATTATCGGCATCATTGCCGGAGTGGCTGCGGCCATTGCCGCGATCATAGCCATTGTGAAAAACTGGGGCGCGATCACGGAATGGTTCGGCCAGCTCTGGGAGACGGTATCAGCAAAGCTGATGGAACTTTGGGACAAGGTGGTGGTGTTCTTTACGGAAACCATCCCTGCGGCGGCGCAGAAATTTGTGGATTTCTTCTCTGCTATCCCGCAGTGGTGGAGCAGCCTGTGGTCGCAGGTTTCCGCATTTTTCGTCAATATCTGGAACAATATCAGGAATACAGCCGCGCAGGTCTGGAACACCATCAGGCAGACAGCGGTCGATGCGGCAAATGCGCTGAAACAGGGCATCCAGAACATCTTCTCTGCACTTTCCCAGTTCATTTCACAGATCTGGAACACACTGAAAAATACAGCCTCGAATATCTGGAACGGCATCAAGACCACGGTAGTGAATATCGCCACAGGATTAAAGGACGCGGCGGTCAATGCCTTTAAAAACCTGGTTTCCGGCATCCGTTCCGCACTTTCCGGGCTGGCATCGGTTGTGCAGAACGGCTTTTCCGGCGCAATCTCCTTTATCACGAGCCTGCCGGGGAAAGCCCTCCAGTGGGGCAAGGATTTTATACAGGGGCTGATCAACGGCATCAAGAGCATGGTGCAGGCGGTGGTTGACACAGTATCCGGCATTGCCAGCAAGATTGCGTCCTTCCTCCACTTCTCTGCTCCGGATGAAGGACCGCTCTCTGACTATGAAAAGTGGATGCCTGACTTCATGAAGGGATTGGCTGGCGGCATTGAAAAGAGCCGCTGCCTGGTGGAAAAGGCTGTGAAGGATGTGGCTTCGGACATGGTCATCACTCCAAAGGCATGTGTGTCCGGGTACGGAGATACAGATGGGATGATGGCCGGAGGCAGCATGGCGGATATGATCTCCGAGATCTCATCTGCCGTTTCGGAGGCACTGTCCGGTTTTTCCGGCCGGCAGGGCAATATCGTGATCCCGGTGTATGTGGGAGGCACTTTGCTGGATGAACTGGTGGTGACGGCGCAGGCGAGGCAGAACCTGCGGTCAGGAGGGAGGTAAGCGATGGCATTTATACAGTATCTGACTTTTGACGGCACAGCCCTCCCCCTGCCGGATTCCTATGAGGTGCAGATGGATGATGTGGAAGCGGATTCCGGCGGGGAGACGGAGGCCGGGACGGTGCAGCGGGATGTAGTGCGCTCTGGTGTGGTGAGCATCCCGGTGACGTTTTCTGTTTCGGTAAAGTGGCTGAAGACCCTTACGGGGTTTAAGCAGCAGGAAAAGATCACAGTGGGATATTTCGATACGGAGACACTGGAGGTGAAGACGGCGGAGATGTATGTGGAGGGGTACAAGGCTTCTCTTGTGAAGGATACGTCCCGGAAGGGGCTGTGGACAGTGAGTTTTACGCTGAAGGAATTTTAGAGTGGAGGTGATGCCCTATGTATCCGGTGAGTGAGGCATTCCTGCAGGCGGTGCAGGGGAACACCCGGAAGTATTACTGGACGGGCAAGATAACAACTGCAGCCGGAGCGGAGTATCCCTTTGATCAGGAGGATATCGTCAAAGGAAGCGGCTATATCACAGCACAGTGCTGCGGCAACTCGGAAATCGAGCTTGGATCAGTGTATGCGGCTGAGATGGGGATCAGCCTGTTCCTGGATATCGACCGCTATACGCTTGAGGGTGCAAAGGCAGAACTGACCTATCACCTGCGGCTGGCAGACGGGACTTACGAAGCTGTCCCAATGGGGATCTTTGAAGTAAGCGAGGCAAACCGGACAGCCCATGTGCTGGAACTGAAAGCTTACGACTATATGCTGCGCTTTGACAGGGATTTCAATGGCTTTGAGACCATCGGGACGGCATATGGCATGATGGTGCTGTGCAGCACAGCCTGCGGGGTGGAACTGGCGCAGAGCCAGGCAGAGATCGAAGCGCTTCCCAACGGATCGGAACTGCTCTCCATCTACCCGGAGAATGATATTGAAACTTACCGGGATGTGCTGTATTTTACGGCGCAGATCCTGGGCGGTTTCTTCTGCGTCAACCGGGATGGGAAGCTGGAGTTTCGGCAGTACAGGAATACACCTGTGATGGAGATTTTACAAAAACACAGGTTCTCCAGCAGCTTCTCCGACTTTGTTACGAGGTATACGGCGGTCAGTTCCACGAACCAACGGACGCAGACGGCTGAGTATTATGCCCTGGAGGAGGAGGATGGGCTGACCATGAATCTGGGGGTAAATCCGCTCCTGCAGTTCGGACTGGAAGAGACAAGGGCGGAGTTATGCAGAAATATCCTGACATCCTTATCAGCGGTCAATTATGTGCCCTTCGATTCGGATACTATCGGGAACCCGGCACTTGACCTGGGGGATGTGCTGACCTTCTCCGGCGGGCAGGTAGACAGCCGGCAGATCACCTGCGTGACATCTTTTACAGTCAAGGTCGGCGGCAGGCAGAGCCTGAAATGCGTGGGGAAGAATCCAAGGCTTTCCCAGGCAAAATCAAAGAATGACAAGAACATCTCCGGCCTCTTAAACCAGATCGAAGCCGGGAAGATCGGCATCCATACATTTACCAATGCCTCCGCTTATACCATTGCGAAGACAAATGTGCGGATCATCAGCATTGAGTTTGCTTCCAAAGAAGAAAACCATGCGCAGTTCTTCGGGCAGGTCATCGTAGATGCGGAGGCTGATCCGGTGGAACGGAGTGCAAATGCCGCCGGGACTATCGTAGTGCCGTTCCCGGAGGCTTTGGCGGATAGCGGCACGGAAGAAGATGCAGATACTTCCACAGACGCTGCGGAAGAAGCTCCTTCTGGAAACACTGAGGTTTCCGTGGATGTGAGCCTGCCGGTGACCTGGGCGGAGGACGGGAAGGCGGTCTGTTATGTGACTTTTGAACTGAACAACGCGGAGATCCTGCTCCATCATCCGGTGGAGACCTGGCACAGTGGGAAGCACATCCTGTCTTTGTATTATCCGATTGAGAACGTTGTACCGAACATAACGAATACCTTTAACGTGTATCTTCGCATGGAGGACGGTTCCGGGACAGTTGGCATCGGAGACTGCATCGCTTCTATCAGCGGCCAGGCGATGGCGGCTGCGGCAGCCTGGGACGGCAGGATTGACATTGAGGAGACGGCGGCACTATTTTCTGTCAGCGGCGGCCTTCAGGCAACAGGCCTTACGGAAGCGGTAGATGTGGGAATTATGGAGCTGGTACAGAAAAGCTACGCGGATACTATGACGGGAAGGACTGGAATCGGCGCATTCTGCCGGCCGGTCACACTTGCTTAAGCAACAGGAGGATTATGATTATGGTTTTGAAAGGCATTATGACGATTGAACTGACGGATGAGGCAACAGGGGATGTGGAAACCGTCACAGAAGAGAATATGATCACGGAAGCAGTAAACAATATCCTTGGCCTGAACCCGATGGGGATCTTTTATGCCGCCACCGGGGAATACGATGCGGCAGTTTTGTGGAATGGGAGCCTTCTGCCCATCTGTCCCAACATGATCGGCGGCATCCTGCTGTTCTCCAAGGCCCTGGAAGAAGATACGGGACATATCTATGAGCTGTCCGATAACCTCCCGGTGGCATATGCGTCCAACGATGTGAATTCCACGGCAAACACAGCGAGGGGAAGCCTGAACCTGACGGAGAGCATGCCTATTGCGAATGGTTATAAGTTTGTCTGGGAGTTTACGCCCAGCCAGGGGAACGGCACTATTGCGGCGGTAGCGCTCACCAGTTCCTTCGGCGGTGAGAATGCCTATGGGAGCCTTGTGGGGGATGCCAGCACCTTCCTGCAGTTAAAAGCTGCGGATATCGGGTCGATCCCGGATGCCAACAAGATGGTCCTTTTTGAAGCTGTGGAGATGGATTTTGAGAACAGCCTGCTCTACTCCATCACTTACGAAAATGACAGTGTCCGGATACGGAAGCTGCGGATTCCGGTCTTTTCCATCGGGCTGAACGAACGTCTGGATGATTCCACCTATACCGTGTTGGAGGATGAGGTGCTGACGCCGGAGACCTTTGAATTCCTGGGAAGTTATACAAAGCATGGAGAGTTCATGGATGGTCAGGACGGGTACTGGTACGGTTTTTCCAATGAGGAAAACTCTTCGGGGGATGCCGTGATGCTTTGGATCAGGATCTCCAAATCGGACTATTCCTTCACGGAAGGCCAGTGGACGCTCTCCAATGCAAAGCTGATGGACGTGGGGAGCAGGGAGCTTGGTTCCTATCCGGAGCGCGTGGTAAAGTGCTGCGTCAGGGACGGCTATCTTTATGTCCCGGCCTATGACGAGAAAGGGATCTACAAGATCAACCTTGCAAACTCCACGGATGTGACTCTGATCGAGTTCGGCTTCACGTCCAAATGGAAGCCGCTCTGCGAAACGGGAACCTGTGAGCTATATATGACATTGGTCGGCGACCTGATCATCGGCGGGGATTTTCAGGTCACGGCAGATGACACGGTGATACATACTCAGGGGAGCGCACGGCTCAATGATGCCGCCACTCCCCTGTTCCAGTATAAAAACTTCCTGATCGGCTGGGGAGGCAGCTACGGAAAAGAGTACCGGACGGCATACCTTCTGACGCCGTACCTGGCGTCCATCAATAACCTCTCTTCAGCGGTGGTAAAAACCGTGGATAAGACCATGAAGATTACCTACACGCTGACGGAGGAGTAAGTCCGGGGATTATCTGGCAGGTTTTTTAGATGGGGTACTGTAGCCAAGAGCAGGTTCAGCCACACGGGAAAATCTCCGGGAATCCTCGTGAATGTCTCTCCGGAGCCTTCGGATGGCTGCGGACTTAGCTGCAAGTTCTTTTTCCAGTTCGGCTTTCCGGCGGTCAGCCAGCTCCTCTTCTGTCATCTGCCGGATGCGGATGGAGCCATCATCGTACTCCACCACGATGGTGCTGCCGATGGAAAAGCCAAGTTCTTCCAGCCACTTCCCCTCCATCTGGATCTTCGGTACCTGCGTGTAAGAGTTACCGCAGCTGCGGCTGGTGTATGCGACCTTGATGTTTTTCTGCTTCATGAGCGTACCTCCTTATAGTGTTTGCAACGGCTTTTCCTGGAAAGCCAGTAGATATCGTGGTTTCGGATCTGGCTAAGGCAGCCGGAAAGCGTGGCTCCGTGGCCATGCTCGTGGTAGAGTGTTCCCCTGTGATGGGTGTGATAGATCATATAGCTTCTGAAATGAGGGTACTCCTGCAGCAGGATGTGCCAGCAGTGTCCGGTGTTTTTTGACTGGAGCGTTACGGTGCAGCCGCCGGATGCGATGATGGAAAAATACCCAGTATCGATAGTGTTTAGTTCCTTCGCAGTAAACATTTTTGACCTCCTTCCTGCGATTTTTGTGATTGTATCTATCACTCTGTCCGGCAGGAATAGCAACCTAAACCTGTGTCATAAACTGCACAAATCTTTTCCGGCAGGATTGTGTACTAAGACACTTTATATAAAGACTACTAATCGGCGCTCATGTGGGCGTCTTTTTCATTTTCAGAAAGCGAGGGATTTCGTTATGAAAGAATTCTGGAGCATGATTCAGCTTATTTTTACGGCACTTGGCGGCTGGCTGGGATATTTCCTTGGAGGCTGTGACGGTTTGCTTTATGCCCTCATTGCCTTTGTGGTGATCGACTACATCACGGGTGTGATGTGCGCCATCATCAGCCGGGAGTTATCCAGCGCAGTCGGCTTCAAAGGGATCTTCCGCAAAGTGCTGATCTTCCTGCTTGTCGGGATTGCAAACATCATCGATGTGCAGGTAATCGGAACCGGGGCGGTATTGCGGACAGCGGTGATCTTTTTCTACATCTCCAATGAAGGCGTGAGCCTGTTGGAGAATGCAGGACATCTGGGGCTGCCGATCCCGGAAAAGATCAGAACGGTATTAGAGCAGCTCCATGACAGAGCAGAAAACGGAAAGGAAGGTAATGAATAATGGCTTACACAAACAGTCCCCTTGTATCTTACACAAAACTCAGCCCCAACCACTCCGGGCAGAGGACGCATTCCATTGACCGGATTACGCCCCACTGTGTGGTCGGCCAGCTGACGGCGGAGAGCATCTGCGGATGCTTTACCAGTCCGTCTAGAGAGGCCAGCTGCAATTATGGCATCGGAAAGGATGGGAAGATCGCCCTTTGCGTGGAGGAGAAGAACCGCTCTTGGTGTTCTTCCAGCAGCGCCAACGATCAGAGGGCTGTCACCATCGAGTGCGCCAGCGACTTAAATCATCCCTACGCAATGACCACTGCCGTTTACAATTCCCTTGTGAAGCTGTGTACGGATATCTGCAAGCGGAATGGGAAGAAGAAACTTCTCTGGCTGGGGGATAAAAACAAAACGCTGAATTATTCTCCAAAATCCGATGAAATGGTATTGACCGTCCATCGCTGGTTCGCCAACAAGTCCTGTCCGGGAGATTGGCTGTTTTCCCGTCTTGGGGATCTGGCCTCCAAGGTAACGGCAAAGCTTAGCGGGAACACTTCCGCAAACACCGGTACGCTGTACCGTGTGCAGACAGGCGCTTTTTCCAAGAAAGCGAATGCGGACGCAATGGAGAAAAAGCTCAAGGCAAAAGGTTTTGACACCTATATGGTACAAAGCGGCAGCCTTTACAAAGTACAGGTCGGCGCATACAGTGTCAAGGCCAACGCTGAAGCAATGATGAAAAAGGTCAAAGCGGCCGGATTTGACGCTTTCATTGCGACCGCATCCGGGTCAGCTGTATCTTCCTCTAATACTAAGTCCATTGACACGCTCGCCAAAGAAGTCATTCGCGGCGATTGGGGCAATGGCGCGGAAAGAAAGCAAAGGCTGACAGCCGCAGGATATGACTATGCGGCGATACAGAAAAGAGTAAACGAATTATTGTAAGAACAGGAACAAACTGGCCTGCAGATTTCTCTTTGGAGAGTCTGTAGGCCTCTTTTTTATTTTATTCCGCTCAAAGCGACAGTTCATCTCCAGTGGAAACTGGAGGTGGATATGTTATGACAGACAAAACCACAAATGTTCAATCTGGATATTTCACGCAGGAGCGGATTCAGGGCGATCTGGACTACTGCAGAGCGCAGGCAATTGCAAAAAAGATGCTCGATAACGGCCTCATTTCTATGACTGAATTCAACAAATTAAACGCTATCAATCGCGAAACTTTCTCTCCCTTGTTCGCGGAAATAATGCCAAAAATCCCTTGATATGTAGCCGTTTTAGAGTGATGTATAGGCGTACAGAAAGGAGGAACTTCCCTTGAAAAAGATAACGAAAATCGCTGAAACAGCAAGCGCGAAAGTTAAACTCAAGAAAATCCGGGTAGCCGCCTACTGCCGCGTCTCTACGGATTCTGATGCCCAGCTTGAAAGCCTTGAGGCACAGAAAACCCACTATGAAAATTACATCACATCTCGTGATGACTGGGAGTTCGCAGGACTCTATTACGACGAAGGTATTACCGGCACTAAGAAGGACAAACGTCCGGAGCTGTTACGCCTCATTGAGGACTGCAAGTCCGGTAAAGTAGACTTTGTTATCACAAAATCCATCAGTCGATTTAGCAGGAACACAACGGACTGCTTAGAGCTGGTAAGGAAGCTGCTTGCACTGCGCATTCCCATCTATTTCGAGAAAGAAAATATCAACACCGGCTCAATGGAGAGCGAGCTTTTTCTGGCAATTCTCTCCAGCATGGCTGAAAGCGAGTCTGTTTCTATATCGGCAAATAGCAAATGGTCAATCCAGAAACG